ATGTGTTATCTTCGCCAAACGCTGCTACTTGCTGCTACCCTGCTTTTCAGCACTGCGCCCTGGGCTAACTGCGTTAAAGTGACGGATAATAGTTTCCTTTCTGAGGCGGCGATTAAAGCAGGCTATACCGCACGCTACTGGCGCGGTGCCTTTGATGACAATATCGGTCATCTTGGTCTGCCGTCAGTCATTAGCGTTAGCGCGAATAATAAGTTCCAGCCTTCCGGCACCGTGCTTGCCAGTACGGTGGGTAATTTCCTCACTGCAGGCGTTCAGACGCCCTATACGGCAAAGCAGGTGCTTTACCGCTGTGATTTGCAGGACGCCGGGAAGCTGTATGAATTGTATTCAACCAACGGCGATAACTACTTTGTTGGTGGAAGTCGGGCGAAAGAAGTGGAGGGAGCCTACTATGACGCGGAACGTAACGTCGCGGTACGTATGACGAATTTGAGTACCGGCGAATACTATAGCCGCTTCTGGAAGCAGCGCCAGCTTACTGCGGATAGTTGGTTTCAGGACGGTCGCGCAATTTATATTCCCGCAGGCGCATTTAGTAATGTCCTGTATGAGATGATTAAAATCGCCGCCTCAGGTCCCTATGTTTTTGGCGACAGAATTAACAAAGACACCTATAACCAGCCGCGCGGCTATATCGCATTTAAGGGGCCAGGCTTACTGACCTCCGCTATTCAACCCGGTATGGATCATGCTTCAAGTTATTATGGTTGGCCAGAATCCTGGCCCGGTGCGTGGAGTAGCTACAATCAGGTCACCTATATTCGCGGCGCGGCATGCACCATTGAAGATTATCCCGCGACGGTGCTGCTTCCTACCATTACAGCGGAGGCGCTCTCTTCTGGTGAAAGCAGCGAAGTGCCTTTCAGCATAACGCTGGAGTGCGAAGCTGGCGCGGTGTCCTCGACTCATCCCACCACTAGTGTCGCTAACGTAGCCATGGGTTTTTTAGTCAATCAGCCTGGCGCCGTGGCCGCCGCGCGCCGCCTTGGCCTGACGACTACCGGCGGTGGATTGACCTGGTTACTGGACACGCATTATGGCGAAAAGGGCGTGGCTTCCGGAGTAGGAATACGGATTTACGATGAGGGCGGTGCGCCGCTTAACCTTTTGCCGGACAAAATGAGTACCGGGACGGGCAACGCCCGTGGCTGGTATGGATATAAGGAGCTCACCGTACTAACGAGCAAAAAAGACCGCGGTTCAGTGGAGGTCTGGCACGGTGATTTTACCGCCTCCCTTGAGGCGCTCGGTGGACAACCGGTAACGGTAGGGAGCGTGAATGCACAGTTACAGGCAGTGGTTAGTTTTCAGTAAGTCGGTGTTAGCGCTGTTGTTGCTGGCAGGCGTCAATTCCGCGCCGTTTGCTGCGGTTAACGTTGACCGAACCCGGCTCGTATTCGCCGCTAACGATATTGCCCAGTCGCTGACGCTCGCAAATGACAGCGTAACGCCAATGCTGTTACAAATCTGGACCGACGCCGGAGAAATAGCTTCTTCCCCCGATAGCACCCGTACGCCGCTGGTAGTATTGCCGCCCGTCTTTAAAATGCAGCCGGATGAGTTGAGAACACTTCGCGTGATGCTGAGCTCACGGCGCAGTCTGCCAGAGGATCGGGAGAGCCTGTTCTGGCTCAACATTTACCAGATACCGCCTGAACTGAGCGCGACGAAAAGCGCCAGCCGCAAGCTAGTGTTACCCCTACGGCTGCGGTTGAAGGTATTTATTCGTCCGACCGGCTTAAAGGCGCCCACCGCCAATGATGAACAGAAACTGCGCTTCAGCATCACTTCGCAGGGCATCACGATAACCAATGTGGGGAGGTGATCGTTTCTGCATGAGGGAAAGAAGCTTGATAAGTCGGCGGAAGCCTTGGATAGCAAGGGATGCGAGGCGCGAGGGGTATTCCGCACGGCTCGACGAAAAATGATAAATTATGAGGAAAATTGCACTAAATTTTGCACAGTTATGATAGCGAGAGGATCGCTATTAAACACATTTTAAAGCCTATTAAATTACTCTTCCGTACCAGACTACTTTACCAATCACGTCGAAATCACTTGGGATGTTATCCAAATCAATCAGGAAAGGCTCAAAGGCTGGATTTGTGCTGCTAATCCTGAGCTGAGCACCCGGTAAGCGTTGCACACGTTTGACAAGCAATTGGCTATCTAAGCGAATGACATAAATGCCCTCATGAGGATCTCTATCCCCATGGTTAACAAGGATGACGTCTTTATCATTTAGGACCCCCATCATTGAGTCACCTATGACACTGATAACAGATAGTTTCCTAGGGTCAGCCTTAAGATGATTCACAACCCAATATCGGCGGAAGCTGACAGTAAACATCGGGCTTTCATCGTCATTTAAAGCCCCGTAACCAGCCGATGCAGAGACATTGTATCTAGGTACAAAGACAAACTCTTCTAGATCCACTTCGTTGCCCTTTACATCAACGGCAGTTGAACCTGATGTTACTACTGGCAAAGAACTGGAAGGCTCTGCCACTTCATCACCTGCGACTAGCCATGCTACAGATGCATTCAGGCACTCAGAAAGCTTGAGTATATGGGTAGCACTTGGTTCCCTGTCTTCATTCTCCCATGCCTGGAGCGTTGATAGCGCGACCCCAAGCTTATCCGCAACATAACTCCTCGAAAGCTTTAAAGCCTCTCTCTGAGTTCGAATACGAGTACCAATTTCACTCTTCAGTTCGTTTTCAGGTTTGTTGGCCATATCTAGAAAAATCCCTCAACTTATTTTCAAGTTTTTCATGTTTGATGTAAGAGATTGAATTCAAAACAAAACAGTCTTTTTTTTGGCTGTTTTGATGGCGAGAGTAACCTGAAAACAGAAAATTTAGTTTGTTTTCAGGTTTACATAACTCGAATTCGATCATATTGTACTTATGAGTTGAACCACGGAGATTAACTAATGAGTACATTCGAGAGCGCAAAAAAAAGCCAGAAAGATTCTGACTGGCATAGAGCCGATATCGTTGCAGCTCTTCATAAGCAAGGTTGGTCGCTTCGTCGTTTGTCTTTGCACCATGGATACAAAAGTGCTGGGGCATTGAAAAACGCATTGGACCGACCGTGGCCGAAAGGTCAGCAAATCATTGCTGAAGCTATCGGCATCGCACCAGAAAGCATCTGGCCTACTCGTTATCATAAAGCATTTTCAGGTGAATGGAATTAATCATATGAACCAGATTAACCTGAAAACACATTATACAGCTCAAGAGTTGGCCTTGTTGCGCTTACCGGGATTGCCAGAGACACGACCAGGTATAGCTGCAAGAGCTAAAAAGCACCAATGGATTTCACGATCAAGATCTGGTCGGGGGGGAGGTATTGAATATTCAGTAGATAGCTTACCTCTTACTGCCCAAGAAGCCCTACGTGACCAGCTCTATCAGAGCATACTCACAACAAAAAATGATGTTTGTGAAGTGTCACGAAAAAACAGCTCAGTCAAACCGCGCGAAGAATTGGTATTAATCCGCCAGTGCCCGGCTCTTCTTGAACGTGAGGTGGGCTCTCTGACTGATAAACAGAAAGAGATCGCCGATGCTCGTGCTGTTCTGGCAATGGAAGTGGAGAAACTGCGCGATGCCGGGATGTCCCGTACCGCAGCGGTTAACTACATCTCTATCGAGTCTCGTAAAGGTACACTGCCTGCACATCTGCTTAAGGCTGCTGAGATGGCCAATGCCCGCAAAGGCTCCAGCCGTGCCGGTGTTGGCACCCGTAGCCTCCAGGAATGGCTGACCATTTTTGAATCCACAAAGCCAGGCGTTGAGCGTATGGCCATGCTGGCCCCTGGCCATCTTAAAGCGAAGAAACCTGAGCAGATTACCTGGCTCCCGGCGTTCCTTGCTCACTGGCGTAACCGCAAAGGCCCAAGCCTGCGCGAGGCATACCGGGATTTCCAGGACGAGTGGTCTGTTATGTATGCTGACCAGCCTGCAATGGCTGCTGCATGCCCCTCTTATGATGCCGTTCGTCGTGCCATGGAGAAGCTGCCGCGCCGTGAGAAAGCCCGTGGCCGTGTAAGTGGTTCTGCTGCGCTGGCTTATGAATGCTTCCAGAAGCGTGACTGGTCCCTTATGCCGGTTAATGGCTGCTGGATTGCGGATGGTAAATCCCTTGAGATGAAAGTGGCACACCCTGACCATGGCCGCCCGTTCACTCCTGAGCTGACGTTAATTATTGATGGCCGAACACGTTTTATTACGGGCTGGAGCCTGGCACTTTCAGAAAGCGTTATTGCTGTTGCTGATGCCTACCGTTACGCCATGCGTCATTTCGGAAAACCGTTATTTGTGTATTCCGATAACGGCGGCGGTGAAACAAACAAAACGCTTGATGCCGATGTGACGGGTATTTTTAGCCGCCTTGGCATTGAGCACCCGACCAGCATACCGGGGCGTCCTCAGTCTCGCGGCATCATCGAACGGCTTAACAAGGGGGTTCCCCGCCGTGTGGCCATGCAGTTCGATACGTTCAGCGGCGACAGTGCTGACCGGGAGCATGCCCGCATCACGTCGCGCGCCATCCAGTCAGCCATCAAGGCGCAGGAGAACGGGCGAGAGCTGACGCCTGTACAGCGTAATGCCCTGGGTAAATTGCCCTCCTGGCAGCAGCTGCTTGACGCAATCACCAGCGAAGTTGACGCATACAACAACACGCATGAACACCGCGAGCTTCCAAAACGTAACGGGCGTCACATGACACCTGCTGCCTATCGTCGGGCCGTTCTCGAAGCTGAAGGTGACGATATTGAATATCTGACTGATGTTGAGTTGCGCGAAGCCTTTATGCCGGAGATGGTGCGTACCGCGCAGCGTGGCTGGTTGCGCCTGTTTAACAATGACTACTTCTCTGAAGAATTAATTCAGGTGGATAGCGAAGAGGTCCGGGTGGCTTTCGATATTCACGATCCCTCTTCCGTTATCGTTCGCCGGATGGATGGTACCTACGTCTGTACTGCGATCTGGAACGGTAATAAACGTGCCGCAATACCGGTGAGTGCAATGGATGTGGCTGTTGAGAAACGCCGCCAGCGCCGCCTCAACCGTATTGAAGACAAACGCCAGGAAATTGAAGCAGAGGGCCGCTCTGTATTACCGGGCCAGCGCTTCGACGATCTGGGGAGTTTTATCCCGGCTGAATTCAGCCGGATTACGGAAGAAGAGCATTATTTCTTCCTCGAAACCGACCGCGATGAATATCTGAAAAAAACCGGTAATACCCGGTAAGTGAGAGACATATGAGCCTACAAACAGAACTGAATGAACTTATGTCCCGCAAGGGTTACAGCCAGACACAGGTAGCCCGCGCTTTTGGTAAAAGCCCGGCAGTGGTTAATCAGTACCTGCAGGGAAAATATCAGGGGGATGTGGGAAGCATCGACGAACTGGCCCGCAGCTTCATTGCCCGCGAAGCCGACAAGGAAAAGTCGCGTCGCATCACGCCGCGCTATATCCCCACAGTGACCTCCCGTAAAGGGATTGAGGTCATTCGCCTGGCGCACCTTGATGGGGAGATCAACGTTCTCTATGGTGCTGCTGGCCTGGGTAAAACCATGATTTTGCGCGAATACGCGTCCAGACATCGTGATGCGCTGCTGATAGAGGCCGACCCAGGTTATACCGCCCGTGTTGTGCTCGAAGAGCTTTGTGGACTGCTTGGCCTCAGCAAACGCGGCAATATGCATGAACTCAGCGAAGCCTGCATTGCTGCCCTGCGTGATTCTGGTCGCCTCCTTATGGTCGATGAGGCGGAGAACCTTCCATACCGTGCGCTGGAAACACTGCGTCGCATCCATGACAAAGCCGGTATCGGTGTCGTTCTGGCCGGGATGCCTCGCCTCATTATCAACCTGAAAGGCAAGCGCGGTGAATATCAGCAGCTTTTCAGCCGCGTGGGTCTGGCGCTCAACATCGGCGAATCCCTGCCGCAGGCCGATATCAGCGATATCGCGATCAGTATGCTGCCGGATGCTGAGAACCCTGACGTATCTGAGGCGCTATTCCGGGCGAGCAACGGCAACGCCAGACGTCTTTTCAAACTGGTGCGCGGTGTCAGCCGTCACAGCGATATCAGTGGCCATGCAGTCAGCGCTGGCGCTGTCCGCAAGTTCGCAGAAATGCTCATTAACTGAGGATTTAACCATGGACAGAACATCAGGAAATACCGACAACGCAGGCGTTATCTCAGCGTTGATCCGGGCAGAAACGCTGATTTTATTTCTGTCAGCTCAGGGGGTTCAGGTGAAAAGCGTATCCCTGCGCAACACACAGCCGGTCATTCGTATCGTGCGCCATGCGTGGTGTGAGCGGATGAAAAAAGAGGGTCTGGCTCGGTTTGATATCACAGGCAATGACCGCCACGGGCGCTTTCGCCAGGGCGTTTATCAGGATGAAAGCGGGTGTCGGGTGGTCTGGTCTGAATCACTTCATTAAGCAGAGGGATATATGGCAAAGATTGTTATTGAAATAAAGGACAAATCTCGCGGTTTTGAGGTCGGTTGCAGGGTTATCCCTGATGACGGCGACAGCGATATCGTCAGCAAGGTGGCTGACAAAGTGGGTAAAGGTCTGGCTGGTCATGTGCTGGCAAAAGTTAACGAAGCAGTTAAAAAAGTAACACGTCAATTTAAGGAGAGTAAAAATGTCCACTGAAAACAGACAATTCACTGAAAAAACGGCGCCAGAGGGTTACTGGATTGACGCCAAGGGTGTACTGACCCCTGTCGGTCTGATTAAAGATACCGACCAGATGCGTGACGATCTGGTGCGCAGCATCGTCGAAAAAGCGACGGCCCTGAATGCTGCGCTGACTGAGTTCAAGCTCAGCGGCTTTTCCGATATCGGAGCCTTCGTCGATATCTCCGCCAGTCAGTACGGCGTCAGCCTGGGCGGTAAAAAAGGTAACGTCACGCTCTACAGCTATGATGGGCGCTATAAGGTTCAGCGTGCAATGCAGGATCGCATCGCGTTTGATGAACGCCTGCAGGCAGCAAAAGCCCTGATTGACCAGTGTCTGACTGACTGGACTGAGGGGGCCAGCCCCGAAATTCGTGCCATCATTAACCGCGCTTTCCAGACCGAAAAAGAAGGTGAAGTGAATACCGGCGCTGTACTTGCCCTGCGTCGTCTCGATATTACTGACGAACGCTGGGTTAAGGCGATGGACGCCATCGGCGAGGCCGTTCAGGTTGTCGGCAGCCGCTCTTATATTCGTGTTTATGAGCGCGTTGGTGAAAGCGATCAGTATCGCGCTATCCCTCTCGATATCGCTGGCGTGGGGGTGTGAGATGGCCATTCTGTTTGATCGTGCTAAATCGGACAAACCATGCAGCCCTTTCATGTCGTATGCAACCAGCGCTGTCATTGCCGAACAGAACGGCGAGTTTCAGCGGGCAGCGGATTCATGGAAGCAGGCATTCAGTCTGGCAAAAATGGAGGTGAACTCCATTTATGCGGCTTCGCGTATGGAGTTCTGCCGCCACGCTGCGCATCGCGGCTGGGGAGTACCGTATGAAAGCTAAAGAATTCAATGCCCTTTACCCTAAAGGCAGTTCATTTATCTATCAGCCAGCCACAGGTTTACGCGGTGGCCGTGTAGTCAGAACGGTAGATGTGGCAAATGACCTTTATAAGGTCACGGTCGTGGAAATAAATCAGGAGCCTTATTTCGCGAATATTAAATCGCTGAAACCCGTGAACTGATTTTAACCTTAATTTAAATCACTTTTAAAAATGGCGTAAACCCGCAGGGGCTGGCTTACGCCAAATTCAGGAGTCGAACAATGGAAAATAAAGAGAAATATATCCAGAGAATTAAAAAGCTGCTCGCGATGGCGCGTAATAACTCCAGCGCCGAAGAAGCCGCACTTGCCCTCCGCCGCGCTCAGCGTCTGATGGAAACCCACAAGCTGACTGAGGCTGATGCTGATTTGATGGATATCAATGAGGCATCGACACAGAAAGCGCCATCTCACGCAAAGAAAATGCCTGAATACATGGCGTTTCTTGCTGAGATGGTATCGCGGGTATTTGGCGTGAAGTTTTACAGCAGTTATGGCCGCGATAACTGGGACGCACCGGCCAGAATGACCATCACGTTTTACGGTCCGGACGAACGGCCACAAATCGCCGCATATTCATTCGAAGTACTGGGTAAACAACTGGCGAAAGCCCGTCGTGAATACCTCTCCACATTACGCAAGAACATCAAACAGGCCACTAAAGTTGCCCGCGCCGATACCTTCAGCTCTGCCTGGGTCAACGGTGCTTATGCCGTTGTCAGTGATTTCGCCGTCACGGAGGCGGAGACAACTCTGATGGAGTGTTACCGCAGCAGGAAATTAAGCGAAGGCATGAAAAAGCTGGAGCCGCGTAAACCCGGCAAAGCCAGGGGAACAGATAAGGCGGAAAACGAGGGTTATCTCGCAGGTCGCAATGCGCAGCTGCATCACGCGGTAAGCAGTTCAGCTAATAAATGCGAACAGATCGGAGTGACAAAATGAAAACCTCGCCTCAACTGGAAACATCACCAGTCAAAGAACTGGTGCGGGCTGGCCACGAATTTGCAGCAGCAATGGGGGCTGATACCCCCTTAATCGAGATCGCAAAGTTGGTCAGCCGACTGGCTACAGAGCTGGATGTTCAGCTCTCTCGCGCCAATACGTTGGCTTCGCTGGCCGCTGAGCCTGTCGCGTGGACTGATGCGGACGAACTGCGTGATGCAAATAACGGAGGAAGTGGCTATCTATTCGCTATTGGTTGTGATGCCAATAAATTTGCTGACCCGCGCCGTCAGGTGATGCTTTACGCCGCACCGCCAGCACCACTAGTGCCGGAGGGAATACCAAAAGGTCTGGCTGGTCATATTGTCAGTCTGCTGGCGCATAACATCGAAGATAAATTATTGGCACAGAAAATCTGGAATGCCTGCCGCACCGCCATGCTCTTATCCATTTCCCAAACGGAGAATGGCAAATGACGATCACCGAAATTCTCAATACCGGACTCGCTTTCATGGGTTGGTTATTCATCATGGTCCAGGCCGGTAAGTGGTTTACCTCAGTTGTCCTGAAATCATGGGATAAACATCGCAAATCATCACGTCGCCAGAAGGCTATTGATGAGTTGTACGATGCCTTCGATCTGCAGGGCATTGAGCCAGGTACAACCGTTCGTCTTGCCACAAAGGGCGCTCTGACAATCATGATGTTCCGCTCTGAGGAAGCCGCCAAATGACAAACCGCAAAGCAAGAAGACTGCTGCGCATGCCTTTCAAATTCAGTAACCGTAAAGCGATGACAGGCTGGCCAGCAACGATACCCCAGCCAGGCAATGAGTGGTGTGACAAGAAGAAACGCAGCGCTGCACAGAACCGCTGGAAAAATCATGCGAGGTATCTCTGATGAATATAAATAAACAATCTGAGCGTAAGTCTGTGGTGTTCATTGCAGGCCCGATGACCGGCTATCACAACTTTAACCGCGATGAATTCAATGCTGAGGCACGCATCCTTGAAGAGCGCGGCTTCACCGTTCTTAACCCGGCCATTCTTCCGGACGGCCTGCAGCATGAGCAGTACCTGCAAATTACGTTGTCCATGCTTGAACAGGCTGATGCTGTTTTCCTGCTTAACGGGTGGGAAAAAAGCACCGGCGCAACCAGGGAGTTTGATCGCGCCTGTGAGCTGGGCCTGCTGTTCCTTTACCAGGACTGGGAGAGCGTGTCGATTGCGATCCACCGTAAACGTCACCCATTAACGGAGGAGAGTTATGCATAGCGTAACGGGTTGCCAGTTCCAGGATAACGGCAACCGCCGTGTCTGGTTCTTCCGTGATAACAGCCAGGTTGTTGAGTTGTTGTCGGTGCCTCTTAAGCTGCGGTTCAACTATTACGATGCGAGTAACCGCAACGTTCGTAATAAGGGGACTCAGGCTGATATGAGAAAGGCGATTGAGTCTTTCAAGAAACTTCGGGGAATACAGTGATGGATATAGCTTTCATTATCATATTGCTGGCGATGTATTTAACGCTTGGCTGGTGTTGGGTATGCATCCTTGTCCGATTAGTGGGATTAGCTAATTTATCCCGCCAGAATTGCTGGTTTGCCTTTCTCTTATGGCCTTTGAGCATTATCGCTACCGATGCGAATCTGGAGGAAAACGATGAGACATCTCCTGAGAAATCTGACAGCAAAGACATTTAACCAGCGCTTCCCCGTTGGCTCACAGTTCCATTATTACCTGACGCCCGGTGTATCGGAGCGGGAAATCGTAATAACCCGCTCAGCAGCTTGGCATATGCGCAATGGTCGTCTGGTTGTCAGGGTTGAAGGGAAAATCGGTGGTATATCCGTCAGCAAAATGGAACCTTTAAAGTAAGTCATTACAGCAGGCACTTCATAAAGTGCCTGCGATAATGGCAACCAACAGGAGAAATATTATGTCCACGCCAGCAAAACGAGGCCTTATCGGGGCTATTAAAGCGGGTCAGGCATATTTAGGATGGGATGATGTTACTTACCGCAGCGTGTTGTCTCGCTTATGCAACGGTAAAACATCATCCACTAAATGCACCCTCGACGAACTTCAGGCAGTCAGGGAATATATGCACGATAAGGGTTTTCCTCGCTACTCAGCAAAGTACGGTCGACGCCCAAAAGTTGCCAATACGCGCGAGTCAATTCTTGCTAAAATTCATGCATTACTTGCAGATGCAAAACGTCCGTGGAATTATGCCGAGAAAATGTGCGATCATATGTTCCACGTCAAATACATCGAGTGGTTGACGACAGAACAGTTAACCAAACTCATGCAGGCTCTCAGCATTGATGCGAGTCGGCGAAAAAAGCGGGAGCGTAATAATGAATCTGGAACAGGTAACGGAGCTGCTGCCATCAGCAGTGATACAAATAGCTGACCTGATAGGCTTCCCGGCGACCGAGCAGCTTCTTTCTGCTTTTGGTGGCACCACGTTCCCGATAGGTAAAGGCCTCCGCGCTATGGGGGCCAGCCGCGCAGCCCTCCTGCGCGATACTATCGGCGATGAGAAAACCCAATTACTCATCAAGAATTTTGGCGGAGAAGTTCTCTATTTACCCCGCTGTGATCGTGCCCTTCGTGAATTACGCAACCGTCGCTTTCTTGCTGAGTTCGCCGAAGTGCGTGGACAAGGCTCTTCTTCTCTTATGGCCATGACCTTTCTTTGTCCTAAGTATGGATTTAGTGATCGCTTTGCGTGGGAACTTCTTGCACAGCAGAAAAATAAAGATTGTAACAGTCAAGGAAAATTATTCTAATGGGCAATACAATGAGATATATGGCATTTTTCTTGGTGGTATTTAGTACTACTGCAGTAGCAGTAGCAAAAACAGTATCCAATACAAAAGCAGTTGAAACTTATAAAAATCAACTTGAGGAAACCAAAAGAATATTTAATGAAACGCAGAGCACTTTAATGGGTGCAACTGCTGTTTTTGATATGTACAAGAACCTAGGATATCTTACACCTGAAGTTGTTGCAGTGAGTCGTCATTTCCTCCTCCTTGATGAGGATGCGAAAAAATTGTATGGGGAGAATCTTCTTTTAAACCCTACACCTTTTAGCTCTTGTGCTACGTTACCAGCAGCAGCTTACTCATATTGGATGGCAAGGCTATCTTCATTAAAAACTGATAATGTTAAGGCTGTGAATGCGCAGGGTGAATCATACATAAAACAGGGTAAGGAATGTAAATTTGCAATTAACAACCCACCTCCTGCACATATTGAAGAAAGTGACGATGTAGAGATAATTGATGTTACTCAATAAACCACTGAACCCCTTCACCTGATTATTCACCTAACCCGATGAAATACTGACGCCATCCCTTTTTAACCGGATGGCGTTATGCTTTTAACACTCCCACAATTTCAGCGAGCAGCAGGCCTTTCGCCAGTGATGGCGCAACGCTGGTTTGAACCATTCAGTAAAGCCACCGCTGAATTCCAGATTAATACACCCGCCCGGCTTGCCGCCTTTATTGCTCAAACCGGCCATGAAAGCGCGGGTTTCAGTCGGCTCAGTGAAAATCTCTATTATTCAGATGCTGAGCGCGTGGCGCGTATTTTCCGCAGCGACTTCGATCTCAATAAGAATCGTATTATCGAGCCCGGCGAGATTGAATTTGCCCGCCGCTATACCCGTAACCCTGAAAAAATGGCGAATTATGTTTACGCGAATCAGGGTGGTAACGGTAATGAAGCATCAGGCGATGGCTGGCGCTTTCGCGGGCGTGGCCTGATTCAGATTACCCTGCGCAATAATTACCTGCTTTGTGGTAAGGCGCTGGGTCTCGATCTCATCGCTAATCCCGATTTGCTACTGGAGTATCTCAACGCAGCCCGCAGCGCGGCCTGGTACTGGAAGGCTAATGGCTGCAACGAGCTGGCGGACAAAGGCGATTTTCTGGCTGTCACCCGCCGTATCAACCCTCCGGCTGAAGGTCAGGCCGACCGTTTGGCGCGGCTGAATGTCGCTAAGGCGGCGCTATGACGATCTCTCTGCGCGATCTGGTGACGAACCCGGCCACCGGTCGTCTCTCAACGTCAGATACCATCGTTTTTCTGGCCTTCCTGGTCAGTTCCTTCGTGCTGGTCTGGATCACCGTAACCCGTCCCGAAACACCTGGTGAGCTGTATCTCACCTATCTGGGCGCATGGGTGGCACAGAGCCAGGCATCAAAACACATGTCCATCAAACGAGCCAGAGAGGTGCGCGATGTGGGAAGCAGCTCTGAAAATCCTGAAGGTTAGCTGGAAACCGCTGCTCGTCGTCGTGGTGTTGACAGGCTGCGGGATATGGTTCGGCACCTTCATCACAGGCAACAAGCTGGACGCTCAGGCGCTGGCCTTCAGCAAGGAGAAGCAAAGCCTAACTGATGGTTTCAGTGAAAAAGAACGGCAGTGGGATCAGGAGCGGCTCAGTGCTGCGAATCAATATGCAACTGACCTGAAGGCTGCACTTGATAAGCAGAACGCCTGGCAGCAGAAAGCGGATGCGCTGACCCGCGAGCTGGCTGAAAAACAAAAGGCACATGACGAGACTGTTCGCGATCTTAAAAAGAGGCTTAAAGATGCACTTGATAAAGATGGTCCTGGTTATACCGGCATTGGCCCTGGCGGCCTGCAACTCTTCCGTGAAGCCTTCGGCTACCCCGGAACCGAAAACCTCCCCGCTGGTCAGCATCTGCCAGCCACCGCCAGCGGCACTTCTGGTCATTCCGGCCAGGCCACAGGCACCGGTGGCGGACTCTCCCCCACGGGAATAGTGTCGTTTTCAGCGGAATACGGCGCATGGTGCCAGCTCCTTGAGGGCAGGCTGCAGGCAATAAACGAGTATTACAGGAAGTGAAAAATATTATGACTCTTGATATGGCTTTTCAGATTGCGCTGGCGCTGGCTGCAACCTTCGGCACCATCTGGATACGTCGTCTGCAAAAAGACATCACCGACCTGGAAAAGGCGGTTGATCGCATCCGGGATGAATACCAGCGCCGTGAGGATGCCAAAAGTAACTACACCGCAATGATGGATGCGATGAGGGAGCTGCGAGCGGCTATCGAGCGCATTGATAACAAACTGGACAGGAAACAGGACAAATGAAAGCCAGGCACAAGCGCCGAACCCGCCGCGCGACAATCAGCCAGAGCGAACAGGAAACGCTGAGCCGGATTTCAGCTCAGCTCGACCGCCTGCAGGCACCCGTCAGCCCGGACATTCTGGGCGGGATTAATGACAAGCTTAGCCGGATTGATGTTCGTCTCACTACCATCAGCGACGATGCCGCTCGCCGTGGTGCCTCTGCCGGTGCGATTACAGGTGGTATCGCGGGCGGCGTCATCACGGTAGCCATTCTGCTCATTCGCGCAAAACTGGAGCTGTGATATGGCGCATCCGCAGGAAACACGGGAAAAACTGCGACGATCTTATATCTTCGGCCAGATGTCGCTCGAAATCGCCTCCGCTCAGGCTGGTGTAGCATTTGCGACAGCTCGCCGCTGGAAGAAGGAAGCACAGGACGCAGGCGATGACTGGGACAAGTTACGCGCTGCTCACCTTATGGCCGGGAATGGTCTTGAGGAGATTGGCCGCGCCATTCTCACCGGGTTAATGACCCAGTATCAGACCACGCTGGAACTGCTGACAACCGAGTCTCAGCTCCCTCCGGGGGAACGCGTAGAGCTTCTGGCAAGCCTTGCCGATGCATTTAACAAAGCCGTCGCAGCAAACAAGAAAATACTGCCGGAGGTGAGTCAGCTTGCGGTGGCGCTGGATGTTATCCAGAAGCTCAGCGCATTTGTCGCCGAGCACTATCCGAAGCATCTGGCCGCGTTCGTGGAAATCCTTGAACCCTTCGGTAAAGAGATGGAGAAGCACTATGGCTGACAAACTTATCCCTGTTAACTCGCGTGTAAGCGTTATGGCGAGCCAGGTGGCTTATGTTGACGCGCCTGAATTCCGTGATGAAGTCAGAGTTCACTTCGTTGATGGTCGTACCGAAGAACTTGAGTTCTCCATGCGTAATGAGAGATGGAACGCCAAGGCCAAGTTTGAAAAGGCGGTTAACGATGCGTTAAACGGGAATTAATCGAGTGGCCAGAACCAATAAGTTATCCAGCAAAGATTTTCTTGCCGAACTGGCGGAACTCTCCGCCAGTCTTCGTCGCACCATTGAAGCCGAAGATGTGGGCTTTGACCCCTCTGCAGCTGCAATTGCTGAGCGTCGTGGCCTCGTTGCTGACCCTGTGACGGGGTTTGAATACTTTGTGCAGCATTATTTTCCGCACTATGTCCGCCATGCCGCCCGCAGTGAGCTGCATAACTATCTCTATAAGCGTCTGCCTGAAATCATCCAGGCCATGGGGAGCCAGAACGATGCGATAGCAGCTCCGCGTGGTGAAGCCAAATCCACCATCGTGAGTCAGCTTTTTGTCATCTGGTGCATTGTGCTGGCGCTCAAGCATTACCCGGTCATCATTATGGACTCCATCGACCAGGCCTATCCGATGCTGGAGGCAATAAAGGCGGAACTCCAGTTTAACCCCCGCCTGCTGATGGACTTCCCTGAAGCGACGGGCGGTGGCCGCGTCTGGCAGGCCGGGACAATCCTCACCCGCAACGACATTAAGGTTCAGGTCGCCGGTAGTGGCAAAAAGCTGCGTGGTCTGCGCCATGGCCCGTATCGTCCTGACCTGGCTGTGCTCGATGATATCGAGAACGATGAGCTGGTGCGTAACCCTGAGCAGCGTGACAAGCTCGATAACTGGCTCAAAAAAACGGTCCTGCCGCTTGGCGGCGCGGGGGCCAAGTTCGATGTGGTGTATATCGGAACTATCCTGCACTACGATTCCGTGCTTTCCCGCACCCTTAAAAATCCGCTATGGACGCGGGCCCGGTTCAAAGCGCTTATCAGCTGGCCGCACAATATGTCGCTGTGGGATAAGTGGGAAGAAATCCTGCGCAACAACGACGAAGATGGTCAGATGCTGGCGCAGGCATACTACCGTGAGCATCAGGCTGAGATGGATGAAGGTGCTGTTGTGTCATGGGCTGCGCGTCCGCTTTATGCCCTGATGCTCATCCGTGCCCGTGATGGCCACAGTACCTTTGATGCGGAATATCAGAACGATCCCGTCAGCGGCGAAGATGCGCCATTTACCGGCTGCATTAATTTCTGGGTCAACCGTCTTAACGAGTGGCGCTTCTATGGCGCATGTGACCCGAGCCTGGGTAAACACGGCAACAGCCGTGACCCTTCTGCGTTGCTGGTTGGCGGTTTCAACCGCTTTACCGGCATTCTGGACGTTGTTGAAGCACGTATCCGAAAGCGTGTGCCGGACAAAATTATCTCTGACGTCATCGAGCTGCAGCGGGAATATAACTGCCTCGTCTGGGCGGTCGAGTCCGTCCAGTTCCAGGAGTTCCTGCGCACCGAACTGGTGAAGCGCTCCGCTGCGATGGGTATCCCCGTTCCTGCCAGAGCCGTCACGCCTTCGGTTGATAAGCTCCTGCGCATTGAGTCACTGCAGCCACATATGGCCAACGGCCTGATACGCCTGCACCCTTCGCAGACCACTCTCATCGACCAGCTTCGGCACTTCCCCAAAGCTGACCATGATGACGGGCCTGATGCCCTGCATATGCTCTGGATGCTGGCCGTTTCCGGCGCTGGCAATTTCGAATTTAAAGCTGTTCCCCGCCGTGGCCATAGCGGGGACAGGTTCGGTCCTTCAGGAGGATTTTGATAATGGTTCAGATTCTTGACCAGTATGGTCGCCCGCTTAATAAAGAGGTGCTTAAAGCCCCCCAAACCTCCCGCACGTTCGAGCTGCAGCGTGACTGGCCAACTCACCCCTCACGGGGAATGACTATTGCCCGGCTTCCTCGCCTGCTGGAAGCGGCTGAACGCGGCGACCTGGCGGCTCAGGCTGACCTTTTCGAAGATATGGTTGAGCGGGACGGGCATATCTTTTCTGAAATGGCTAAGCGCAAGAATGCGCTGCTTACTCTGGACTGGAGCATCGAGCCACCGCCGAACGCGACGGCGGAAGAAAAACAGATCGCCGCGATGGTGGCCAGCTGGTTCGCGGACCTTCAGGAGATGGAAGACATTACCCTGAATGCGGCTGAAGCTATCGGGCATGGTTTTTCCGCTCAGGAGATTGAAAAGTGGGAGCTTGACGGCAATCTGTGGCTTCCCGTCAAAATCAAACTGCGTCCGCATCGATGGTTCTGTACCACGCCGGAAGCCGGAGACGAAGTGCGCCTTAACACCGGCACGCTGGGTGGAGAAGAACTCTGGCCGTTTGGCTGGCTGGTGCATACGCATAATGCCAAATCAGGCTATATCGCGCAGTCAGGGTTATACCGCGTACTGGTCTGGCCTTATCTGTTTAAAAACTACAGTGTGCGCGATCTCGCTGAGTTCCTGGAAATCTACGGGCTGCCACCGCGTATCGGGTCGTATATGTCCGGGGCCAGCCAGGATGAGCAGGATAAACTCATGGAAGCGCTGGTCAGCATCGGTCATAACGCATCGGGTATTATTCCTGACAACACCAAAATCGAATTTAAGGATGCCGCCGAGGGGCAGTCCGATCCTTTCATGGCGATGATTAACTGGTGCGAGCGTACCGAATCAAAGGTCATTCTCGGCGGCACACTGACGTCACAGGCGGACGGTAAGTCCTCAACACACGCTCTTGGCAATGTGCATAACGAAGTCCGCCACGATCTGCTGACCGCTGATGCCCGCCAGCTGGAAGGGTTTTATCGTGGCTTCATTCGTATGTTACTGGCCATTAATGGTTATAACGTCAGCCCGCGCCGTCAGCCGCGCCTGGTATTTGATACCCGTGAGCTGGAGAGCATTGAAACCTTCGCCAATGGTGTTTCCGCGCTGGTCCGCGCCGGGATGGACACTATCCCGACCTCATGGATACACAAAAAGGTCGGGATTCCGGTGCCAAAAGATAACGAAGCTGTGCTGACGCCGCCCGCAACTCCCTCTCCGGTGGGGCTGAGCACCACGCCGGTATTCCGCCATTTCACGGCACTGAGCACCACGGGTGAGATTGTTGACCCTGCGCAGGATGCGCTGGACAGCGCCACGTCGCCCGGAGAGAGCATCGCGGTGGCCATGGATAAGCTGATTGCGCCGCTGGTCTCGGCCCTGAGCAAGGGGCAAAGCCCTGATGAGGCTCTGGATATCATTGCTGCGAGTTACCCTCAGCTGGATGATACGCAGCTGCAACAGCTGATAAAGCAGGCGCTGTTTGTCAGCGAGGTCTGGGGGCGACTCAATGCCGAAAGCTGATGTTGATCTGGGGTACGCCATCGGGTTAAAGCCCGAAGAAGCGATTGCCTACTTCGAATCGAAGGGCTACGCCACCGGTTTTAACTGGCACGATATTGAGGCCCGCGCCCATGCCACCAGTTTCACCGTGGCGGGCGTCCTTAAACAGGATGTGCTTGAGGATATTCATAAATCGCTTCGCGAGCATATTGCTGACGGCGGCACGCTCCGTGACTTCGAACGGCAGATTACCCCAACGTTGATCCGTAAGGGCTGGCTCGCCGACCGTGCCAGGCTGGTCGCCGATGAAGATGGCGTTCTGGAGGGGAAACAACTCACGCCACGTCGTCTGCGCACCATCTTTGAAACCAATATGCAGGCGGCCTATGGTGCCGGTCGCTATTCGGAGCAGATGGCCAACGCGGAGTTTCGCCCCATATGGGAACGCGTGGCCGTCATGGACATGCACACCCGGCCACTCCACGCCAGACTTAATGGTTTCACTGCCCGCTATGACGATCCTGTATGGCAATTCATGTACCCGCCTGACGGATACCACTGCCGTTGTCGCATTCGCGCCAGAACCCAGGCGGATGCTGACCGCATGGGGATTGAGGTCAAATCGTGGGAGCAGGACATTGTCACGGTACAGCAGGCATGGGGACCAAAAGAAACCCGTGACGTTAAGGCGTTACGCTTCAACGGCGAGCTTTACACGCCTGATGCCGGATTCGGGCACAATCCGGGTCAGGGCTGGCTCTCTTCTCTCGGACAGCGTCTGATGGATAAATCTGCAACCACCACGCCCCGGATTGCCTCTCAGGCTATCCATGAAACCCTGTCTGAACCTGCTGTGCTGGATGCCGTCAGCGATGATGTGCGTCGCTGGGTCGACACCGTCAGCGTGCGGCAGAAGACCCGTGGCGACCTGAGGCGCGTTGGCGGTATCCAGCCTGAGCTGCTGAATCGCCTCGAAGAGCGTGGGGTTAACGGTGCGATCACATTAAGTATTCACGAAGAGGATGTCCGGCTGACTCCGGGCCCGATGTGGTCAGAGCTTCCCGTTCTGCTACGTCAGCCTGCTGGTGTCTGGCTTGATGATGACGCTCTGGTGTGGCTCCTGTCCGGGCAGAACGGTACCCGCGCCGCGCGTGGTGTGCAGTCTGACGATGGCTGGCGTCTGTCGCTTGTAAACGCCGGTGCCACAGTCACCCCTGGCGATGTGTTATCTGAACGCGCGGCGCAGCTGCTGGAGCTGAAATCATGAGCTACGCCATCAAGTATGACATTGGTGACTTTGAGCGCTCACTCGGTGAACTCATTAAAAAGCTGGAAAACCGCGCCCCCCTGATGCGTGAGATGGCCGCTGCCATGGGAGATGCGGTTGAAGAAAACTTCGCGCAACAGGGGAGGCCCGCGTGGATGGGCTGGAGCCCGGCATATGCCCGCCAGCGTCGGGGCGGTAAAATTCTCCAGAAGAGCGGGCGACTGGCTGCAAGCATCACGCAGTACAGCACGAATGATGAGGCGACGGTCGGGACCAATGTGAAATACGCCCGCATCCATCAGGAAGGTGGGGAAATCAGCATTCCGGCCCGCAGCCAGAAAGCCTACTACCGCCAGAACAAGGATGGTTCAGTGGGTAATAGGTTCGTTAAAAAATCCCGTTCCAACTTTGAGCAGTGGAACACTATCGGGGCGTATAAAATTAAGATGCCCGCGCGTCCTTTCCTGCATCTCACCGAAGATGACGTGGAGAAGATGGAGAGTACGGCTGAGCAATATCTGAAACGTATTTTAGACTGAGGGCAAATTCGTCCTGTAAGGCGCTGTGACGCGTTCAGTCTGATTGTGCTAGAGTGATTCGGCCAGACGGTATTCAGACGTTTTTAAAAGCGGTTTAAAAAGGTCTGGGCTCATAAATGCATTACGGGAGCGAGCAACTGGACACATTCAAAGCTTTCCTTGATTATTTCACCCCGCAGCAGTGGGTTTTCATTGGCATCTTTGGTGGCCTGGTTATAAAGGTTGCTGAGTGGTTCACTGACCGATACTTTGCCCGCCGGCATCAGAAGCGTCAGTCTGCTAAACCCGATAAGCCGACAACCAAAGAAAACGATCCTCAGCGCTAATCCACTGAACCTCTTCATCTGAACCTCCCCGCAGTGGTGCCGTATCGTCGGCACCATGAAAAAGACACTCATCGCTTCACTCACCCAGGAAATTAACACCGCCACTCCCGGTGTCATTCAGCTCTTCCCTGCTGGTGAATTCCGCGCCCGTGATGGCCGTCCGGCAGAGTGCGCTGCCTGGCTGATGACGCGTGAAATCGCCGAGCGGTTGATTGCCGCAGCCGATGCACGCGAGACGCCGTATGTCCTGGACTATGAACATCAGACATTACGCTCAGCCAAAAATGGTCTGCCAGCTCCAGCGGCGGCCTTTTTCAAAAAGCTGGAGTGGCGCGAAGGTGAAGGCCTCTTTGCTGTCGATGTCGAGTGGACCACTGCCGCTGCAGACATGGTGGCAGCAAAAGCATATCGATTTATTTCCCCCGTATTTTCTTACGACAAAACCGGTCAGGTGCTGGAGTTACTTAACGCCGCGCTGACCAATACACCAGCGGTGGACGGGATGGAGGAAGTGTTACTTGCTGCCGCCTCCCTGATGGCCGCGCATTTAACCACAGAGGGTCAGACCGAAATGGATGAAGAATTTCTCAACGAGCTACTGAGCAACCTGCGCTGGATGCTCAATCTGCCAACCGCCTCAACGAAAGAAGAGATCATGGCTGAGCTGCAAAAAATCATCACCATGATTTCCGGTGGCCAGGGGACTGCAGCGGCGTCGGTCAGTCTGCTGGATATTCTGAACCAGAACGCGCAGAACATCGCTGACCTGACGGCGAAACTCGACACGCCTGACCCGGCTAAATGGGTTTCGGTGGAGGTCATGCATTCAGCCGTTCAGCAGGCGACAGAGCGTGCCGGTGCGGGTAATACCGCCGCACTCGCCATGCAGCAGGCTGAAGCGTTGATTACGGTTGCCCTCAGCGACGGTCGTCTGCTTCCGGCGCAACAGGAATGGGCTGCATCACTGGCGAAATCCGATCCGGCCAGTCTTACCGCCTTTATCGAAAAAGCGCCAAAGATTGCCGCACTGACTACCAGTCAGACTCAGGGGCAACCGCCTGCAGGCCTTCCGTCACGCCCGTCACAGGGTGCTGAAGATGATGCGATTGACCCGGCCATCTGCTCAATGATGGGCAATGACCCGGAAAGCGTCGCGAAATACCTCAAATAAAGGAGAGCGAAATGGATCGTCATACCCCTTATCGCGACGGCCAGCTGTTTGCCGTCCCGGTTGCGGCAGCCACTGAACTCTTTGGCGGCCACATTATTGCGGCCAACGCAGCGGGCTTTGCTGTACCAGGCAGCGCCACGGCAGCCAATACCACCCTCGGCATCTGTGATGGCTGGGTGGATAACAAAACGGGTACTGCCGGTGATGCGAGCGTGCTGGTTCGTCGCGGTAAAGCCTGGTTCCTTGCCAACAGCACTGCGGACGCGGTCACGCAGACGCAGATTGGCAAGGATTGCTATGTGGTGGACAGCCAGACCGTGGCTAAAACCAGTGATACCAACGCCCGCCCGGTCGCCGGTAAGGTGCTGGGTCTTGAGAATGATGGCGTCTGGGTTCTGATTTAATAAGGAGAGAACCGTGTTAATTAACGTAAAAAATGTACGTCAGATTTTCATTAATCTGAAAGCGACCTTCCAGAACGCCTTTGATCAGACGCCGTCCGACTGGCAGAAGATTGCGATGGTGGTGCCGTCGACCGGGAAAGAAAACGACTACAGCTGGCTGAGCCGTTTCCCGAAAATGCGTGAATGGATTGGCGACAAGGTGGTTAAAGCGCTCGCCGCGTTCAACTACACCATCCTCAACAAAGACTGGGAAGCGACGGTAGAAGTTGAGCGTAACGATATCGAAGACGATCAGATTATGGGCTATGCCCTGCAGGCGAAAGGTGCGGGCCAGTCCGCTGCCGAACTGCCTGCTGATATTGTCTTCGCGCTCCTGAGCAAAGGTTTCACCAACCTTTGCTACGACGGCCAGCCCTTCTTTGATACTGACCACCTTTTGGGGGGTAAGTCGGTCTCCAATAAAGGGACGAAAAAGCTTGCCGTCACCTCGCTTGCCGCAGCCAAAGCGAGTTACGGTGCTGCACGAACGGCCATGCGCAGCCTGAAGGATGATGAAGGCGCGTCCCTGAAAATCCGCCCGACCATTCTGGTTGTGCCCCCGGCTCTTGAAGACGATGCCAACTATCTGATGACGGCTGACCGCTTCCCGGACAATACGCCAAACCCTTACAAGGGGACGGCAGAGGTTCTGGTTGTGCCGGAGCTGACGTCAGATACCGCCTGGTTCCTTCTGGACACATCAAAACCCGTAAAACCCCTGATTTACCAGGAGCGTAAAAAACCGGTCTTTGTCGAGCAGACCGACTACAACGCTGACAACGTCTTTATGCGCAAGAAGTTCATCTTCGGTGCTGAAGCACGAGCAAACGGTGGCTACGGCTTCTGGCAGATGGCGTATGGCTCTACCGGGGAGGACGCATAATGCCGATTCAAATCACTGCCCGCCGGAATGGTTTTCGCCGTCTCGGCATCGCCCACAGCGCGAATACTGTCACCTGGCCGGATGACCATTTCAGCGACGGCGAACTCGAGATTCTGGAAAACGATCCAAATCTGATTGTGATCCGTTTGCAGGATGTGCCTGAAACTCCAGGGGGTGATGATGCTGTTTCCGCCCTGACCGCTGAGCGTGACGGCCTCAAAGTACGCGTCAGCGAGCTGGAGGCGACGGTTCTGCAGCTCAACCAGGATGGCGACGCGCTTAAGCAGCAGCTTGCCAGTGCAAACGGCACTATCACGGAGCTGGAGACAGTACGTGATGCACTGAGTCAGAAGCTGGATGCACTTCAGGCCGGTTCGGAAAACCCGGACAAAAAGGCCAAGGGGTAAGCCATGTACGCGAACCGGGAGGACATGGTCAGGGCGTTTGGTGAGCGCGAGTGCGTGTCGCTCACCGACCGCAACTACACCGGGCAGATTGACGATGATGTGCTGAACGGCGCGCTCGTTCAGGCCAGCGCTGAAATCGACGGTTATCTCTGCGGTCGCTATCCGGTGCCCTGGGCAGATGAGCCCCGTGTTCTCGTCGGTCGCTGCTGCAACATCGCCCGCTATCTTCTGTGCGGCTCTGAGACCCAGATGACAGCAGAAATCCGCGAGCGGTATGAAGACACCGTTCGCTACCTGGAAAAAGTTGCATCCGGGCGAATCAATCTGGGCCGCACAACCACGGGTGAAGTGGTCAAAAGCGGAACCGGTGCGCGGATGGTGTCGGGTGGTCGCGTGTTCGGGCGTGACCAGACTGGCGGGGGAAGTTTCTGATGGTGATTACGGATATTGAAAAAGCCATCGTGGAGCGGCTTCGCAAAGGTATGGGCCGTATGGCTAAGAACGTGCGCTCCTACGGCGGCGAGCTGGACGGCGAGCCTGCGGAGGTACTGCGCCAGCTGCCTGCCGTCTGGGTGACGTTTGGCGGGGTCCAAAAAACCGAGCCATACAGCACAGCACGGCAACGGTTTGTCACTCACGGTCGCTTTGTCGTGGTGGTAGGCGAGCGCAGCTTGCGCAGTGAAGAAGCGGCCCGTATGGGTGGGCCGCACGTACAGGAGGTCGGTACGTACATTCTTGTTGCTGCCGTTCGTCGTCTGCTGTCCGGTCAGGATATGGCGGATACGGGTATCAAAATCGACCCGCTTAGCCCAGGTCGAGTACGCACGCTCTTCAACACCCAGATAGAGTCTCAGGCATTTTCCGTTTTTGCCTGTGAGTTCGACACGAAATGGGTTGAGTCGGCGCTGGAAAACGGGCGCTACCCGCTTACTGATGCGCCTGAAGGCCATGTTGATCATATGTTCCAGATTTATGGCGGTGCCACCACCGACGATGACCCGGCATGGCTGAAAACCCGACTCAGTTACGATCTTAAGCAGCCTGATAAAGACAATGCAGCAGAGGACATTATCAGTCATGAGCAAAATTAAAGTAAAAGCCGCCAGTGGGTTGAGCGTGCCGCGCGAGGATAATGCGCGCCGCTACATCACCGATGCGGAACCCATTGAGGTGGAGAACACCGCTTATTACCAGCGTCAGGTAATGGCCGGTGATCTGATTATTGTCACGGACAGTGACAAGAACACCAAAAACAAAAACAACGCAGTCAGCACGGAGGTGAACGGTGAGCAGTCCTAATATCAGTTTTGACACTATCGGTACGAACCGCAAGCCAGGTCAGTATATTGAGTTCAACACCCGCCTGGCCGTTCGTACCCTGCCGGGTAACACCCAGAAGGTGCTGATGATTGCGCCAATGCTGGCCTCTGGTTCGTCTGCACCGCTTGTCATCCAGTCTGTTTTCTCTGATGAAGAGGCTGCGACGTACTTTGGCCGTGGCTCACTGGCGCATCTGATGGCCACAGCGGCCATCGGTGCCTACCCCTATCTGCAACTGCAGATCGTCGGGGTCAGCGATGCGGCCACTGCAACAGCCGCGTCGGGCAAAGTGACCGTGACCGGCACAGCATCATCCAGCGGGAAGCTGAGCGTGACCATTAATGGCACCCGTATTGATGTCGGTATTTCGGCAGCAGATACGGCGGAGACCATTGCGGCAGCGTTGACGGAACTGATTACCCAGAAAGACGGGTTGCCAGTGACGGCGACGGCAAACGCGGGGGAAGTGACCCTGACCTGCCGCCATAAAGGGGCGGTTGGTAACGACATTATTGTCTCTTCCGCCGTGACGGCAGCGGGTATCACAGCAGCGGCGACCACTCTTGCAGGCGGCAATGTTGATCCGGATATTACGCCAGCGCTGGCAGCGGCGTTCTCTGCAGGTCATAACATTATTGTTTGCCCGTTCTCCACCCAGGAGGCGATGACGGCACTGCGTAACCATCTGACAAACGTCAGCAATGCGATGGAGCAGCGCGGCGCAATCGGCGTGGGTGGCTGGCGCAAGTCGCTTTCCACCGGCATTGCACTGGCAGCCTCACTGAATGACGGGCGTATCACGCTGGGCTGGCATAGCGGTTCGGTAAAAACCCCGGCGCAGATTGCCGCTGCCTATGCCGCTGTTATCGCAAGTGAAGAAGACCCGGCCCGCCCGCTGAACACCCTTGCGATGAGCACGCTGGATGTGACTGCAGTGGAAAGTCAGCCCGGGCGAACCGAGCAGGAGAACGCCCTGCGCAATGGTCTTACCCCGTTTGAGATTGGCCCCGGTGACAAAGTTCAGATCGTTCGCGCGATCAGCACCTATACCAAAAACGCCCAGGGCGTGGATGATGTGGCTCTGCTGGATATCACCACTATCCGGACGCTGGACTATGTGCGCAAGGCCTGCCGTGAACGTATCGCTCTGCGATTCCCGCGCGACAAGCTCAGCTCAAGGACGCCACCAAAGGTGCGCAGCGAACTGCTTGATGTGCTTTACAAGCTGGAGGAGCTGGAGATTGTCGAGGAGGTGGATGCCAACAAAGACGGTCTTATTGTAGAGCGCGATCTGCAGGATGTTAACCAGCTGAACGGTCGCATTCCTGCGGATGTTGTGAATGGCCTGCACGTCTTTGCCGGTCGAATTGATTTGCTGCTCTGAGGGGTAAACCAGAATGGCTCTTGAAGAATATGTTGGCGCGATCGTCATGGAAGTCGACGGCCAGGAAATTGAAGTGACTGACCTCAAGGAAGATGTGACCACCGGGCGCAAGCTGGTGAAGACGATGAACAAAACTGGCCGCGCCAAAGGTTTCTCCCGTGGCATCGAAGAGATCCAGCTGACCGTTACGGTGGTCATCCCGGAATCCGGCGACCTGAACTGGGGCGGTATTGAAGGTGCGAAAATCACCCAGTATCCACTCAACAGCAGCGGTAAACGTGTTTCTTACCTGGACTGCTTCAGCACTCAGGCCGGGGCTCAGTACACCGTCGATAACGAAGCGAAGCGCGATATCACCATGAATGCGCTTCGTCGGGTGGAGGAATAAATGGAAAAGCAGCAGCTTTTATATGGCGTTAAATACGGTGATAAAGTCCATTTTGACTTTGCCGTCAGGCTGCCTGTGGTGAGCGATACCATTGAAGCGCTGCGGGCAACCGATGAAGCCTGCGGCACTACCGAAGGCTCAGCCGCAAACATGTATTACCGCGTTGCGGTAATGGCGTGTGCAATTACTTCCCTCGGTGACCTGCCGAAGGAAGAAATCACGGCGGAGCTGCTCCTTAACGAGCTGAATGATGATGATTTCGATCTCATCGATGCTCAGATTGAAGCCATTAAAAAAAAGCGGATGGATTTGAACAAAAGCTCACCGGGTACCGAACCCTCGTCCTCGCCCTCGGGCGATACGGTATCAGTGAACAACAAATCGGAAGCATGACCCGAACGGAACTCGACGGCTACACCGAAGCACTTGCCCGGTTACATGGAAAGAAAACCGGGCAAACCACCACCCGCACAACCCGCACTGTCAAATCGCAACGCCGGAAGAAAGTCGGCAAACGGAGATAATCCATGGCGCGTAACTTACAACTGGCGCTGCAGCTGCTTGCCCGTGACACCGGCTCCAAAGTGCTTAAGCAGGCGCTGCAGGGCATCAGCCGTGATACCAAAGCGGCGCAAAAGACCGATGACGAGCTGGCGAAATCCCGCCAGCAGAACTCAACCACAGCGATTCGCGCCTCCCGTTCTCTTCAGGACGAATACCGTCGCGCCAGTTCGGCGCGATCTACTCTTGGTATTCGTTCAGAGCGCGATATTCAGCGCGAAATACAGCAGACCATGGCGGCCTATAACCGCCTTACCCGCACAGGTATGCTGTCCGCAAATGAGCAGAACCGGGCTTTCAGGGCCATGACTGACAGGGTCAAAACGCTGCGAACTGAGCTTGGCGGCGTGAATGACTCAATGACGCGTATGCAGCGATTCCGCGCTGCAGGTTCAAACGTTGCTGCAGTTGCTGGCGGGATTGCTGCTGCAGGGGCTGTATTATCGACGCCAGTATCAAAACAGATGGACTATCGCCAGCGACTGGCAATGATGGCCAATACTGCTTATGCAGATGAAGGGCTGCAAGGTCGCAGAAAAGGAATGGCGGACATGGATTCTATGGTTCGCCAGGCTGTTCGTGCTGGCGGCGGAACAAAAGAATCAGCAGCTGATACCCTTGATACAATGCTGGCTTCAGGGGCTGTTGATATGCAGTCTGCAAAGGTGATGCTACCTTTAATTCAAAAATATTCTACAGCCACTGGCGCAGCTCCAGAGGATTTGGCAAATATTGCCATAAAGTTAAAACAATCGTTTGGTATAAAAGACGGTGACCTTGAGTCAGCTCTTAATATGGCAATTAGTGCCGGGCAAAGTGGTTCTTTTGAATTGAAAGATATGGCAAAGTGGCTTCCTAAGCAGCTTGCCAGTGCTGGCAACGTCGGTATGAAAGGCCTTGACGACTTTGCTGTCTTGCTTGGCTGGAACCAAGCTTCAGCTATTACATCAGGTTCACCGGACGAGGCCGGTAATAATCTTAATAATTTATTGCTTAAGCTGAATAGTCAGGATGCTGCTAACGCTGCGGCACGTATTAAATTACCCAGTGGTAAAGGAATTGATCTCTCTGGAAGTCTTGCGAAAGGCGTAGGTAATGGTATAAATCCTCTCGAAGCCTTTAACACGATTGTTGATAAAATCGTGGCTTCAAATCCAGCATATAAAAAACTTGAAGATAAACTCAAAACAGCCCCGGAAAGTGAACGTAAAAATATAATTAGTTCGCAAGCAAGGATTCTTGAAGGTTCTGGTATAGGTAAAATCATTGCTGACCAGCAGGCATTATTAGCTCTATTAGGATATAGGGGGAATAAAAAATATACCCAAGACGTAATCTCAGGGGCGAATTCACAACGTAATTTACCAGTTGGTAATACTGCCGGTAACATCAACTTTGCTTTAATGTCAGAGCAGCCAGGATATAAAACCGGGCAGTTAAAAAACGAACAAGACTTTGCTGAAATGGATTCCATTGCCCCTTTATCTGATGCACTGGGTGACATTTCAGAAAAATTAACCAAATATGCTGGTGAGTATCCGGGGCTAACCACTGCGATTGCAGGTGCCACCACTGGCATTAAAGCCATGACAGCGGCGGCGGTAGCTTTTGCAGGGCTCAATTTCCTGACGGGCGGCGGAATAAAAATGCCGGGCTCTCCTGCAGGTGGGGTACCGTCCGCGGGTGGTTCTGCTCTGGGACGTACCTGGTCTGCTATCCGGGGTGGTGCAGGTAAAGTTCTGGGGCGCGTTGCTGCTCCGCTGGCACTCTACCAGGGCATGCAGGATGCGCCGCTCGTTCATGTTGAGCGAGGCGATGCTGATGCGCGTGCGCGGCTTAAAGTTGACAACTATTCCAGTGAGTCAGCACGTATGCTGGATGCAGTAAAAGCCCGCCCCGGATTGCTGGATGCCGTGGATGAGGTCAAATCATGGTGGAGTTCTCCGGCCACTATGGGGCAAAACACACCAGCAACAACAGGCGTGCCGTCTTATCTGTTGCCTCAGCAGCAACAAAAGCCTCAGCCAGTAAACATCACCACTAAAGTCATGCTCGATGAGCGTCAGATTGCCGAGGCCGTCAATCAGTATAACGGCGATCAATCCGTTCGCGGCTCAACAGGAGGCCCGCAGTGAGCTGGGAAGATTCATTACAGGATGCCTCATTTAGGGGCGTCCGCTTCGATGTGGTTAATACCCGTGACAGCGCCAGCCGCGACATTGCGACGTATGAGTATCCCTATGTGGACGGTGGCGATGTTGATGACCTTGGCCGCAAGCCTCGTAACCTGCGAATGACGGTCCTTTTCTGGGGCGACGATTACGATGTGCGACTGCAGGCGTTTCTGGCCGCGCTGGATACACGCGGCAGCGCGGAGTTAATCCACCCGGTTTTCGGCTCCATGACGGGCATGCAGTGCATTGAGTATCAGGCATCGCATGAAGCGGAGAACGTTGATTACTGCGTTGTCGAAGTGGTCTTTATCCAGGGTGGACTTAATCTGCCTTTCTTTGGCAGTGATTTCCCGCTGTCGAAGGCCGATATCATTTTCAACCAGGCGCAATCCGCTCTGGAGAAAGCCCAGACGGCCATCGACAATATTCTTTCGCCTCTGCGTACTGCGAAAAAGTGGATGAAGAAAGCGAAATCGCTGGCAACCACGACGCTGAATATGGTGACCGTGCTTAAGGGGGAACTGACGGGATTTGTCAGTACCACCTCGGATTTTGTTAATTATCCGAAAGCGTTCATGAATGACCTGCAGAGTGCGCTGAGCCTGACGTCGCTTCAGTCCAAATCAAGTGTCAGTAACAACCCAGGAAGCTATTCACAGTCCTCAGACGTTTCCGGTACAGCGGGCATAGTGATGGCTGACTGGAAGAATGGCCGTAACAATCTGCAGGATGTGGCCGCATTACCTCAGCAGATAGTGACCGGGCAAAAGACGGTTGCTGTCACCGTTCCGGCGGGATCATCAACGTCTGATATCACTGAGCTGGTAACGGCGGTAAAAATCCAGGTTGCAATTCAGCTGGCGCTTGATGCTTCCGACATACTCAGTGACAGCAGCATTAGCGATATTCTGTCTCCTGTCGATATTGAGCAGATCACCAACGACACCAGGACGGCCATTCAGACGGCAATCGACCAGACACGGGACACCTTTGCTGCCGATACGCAAAACGTGAGCGCCGGTGAAACACCTGGTGGCGTGACCTGGCAACCCGTGGTTGAAAGCCTCAAGGATATTGCCCTGACCGTTCAGGAGCTGGGCGCAGCGGTTATCACCAGCAGACCGCCACTGACGACGCGAGTGATATTGTCCGACACCAACCTGCATTTGCTGGCCCATCTGTGGTACGAGGACTACACCCGCGCCGCCGAGCTGCTGCGCCTTAATCCGACATTACGTAATCCTAACAATATCAAAGCCGGTGACGTTCTGAATGCCTACTCAAGATAAAGATTCGCAGAATACGGTGAGCCTGGTTATTGATGGCAAAATCCACAGTGCATGGAGCCGCTATCAGATTGACTCCGATTTTCTGATCCCCTCCGATGCATGGAGCGTAACGCTTGGGCTACCTGACGGTATTTTCCCTGCGGCCATTAAACGAGGTGTGCCGGTACTGGTCAGGGTGGGTAATGATGTGGTCATGTCCGGTCGGGTGGATGTGGTTCAGCGCCGGGTATCCCGTCAGCAGGTCTCTTTATCGCTTTCCGGCCGCGATGGCGCTGCCGTGCTTGTTGACTGCGCTTCACCCGTTTTCACCTCCCGTCAGCTCAGTCTTGAAGAAGTGATCGCCCAGGTCGTCAGGCCGCTGGGGGTGACAAACATTCGCATTGAGGCTGAGACATCCCTGCGTAATGACAAGGTCAGCGTTGAACCCGGAGAACGTGCGTGGGATACGCTTGAGCGTGCAGCTGCTGCACGCGGTTTATGGCCATGGTTTGAGCCAGATGGCACGCTGGTTATTGGTGGGCCGGACTACACAAAAGACCCGGTGGCCACGCTGATTCTTAATCGTGACGGTCGGGGAAATAATGTCCTCGATCTCAGTGACCGGTCATCCATTACCGGGGCGTTCTCTGAATTGACAATGCTGGCACAGGGACACGGCCAGGGGAAAAAATCCGGGAAGCTCGATGTTATTGACGTTGATGGCCAGAGCGTTGACGCAGAAGACGACGATGATGCCGATGATATTTATGACAGCACCGGCTCTGCAGAGAACGGCTTTCATGGCTTACGTAGTACCGTTCGCGACAGTACCGTACCTTTCTATCGTCCGCAGATTATGGTTGCCGGTGATGCTGATAACCAGGCGCAGGTTGATTATCGCGCAAGAAAGGCCATGGCTGACGCCCGTCTGAGCGGGTTTGATCTGACAGCTATTGTTAAAGGCCATCGCATGGAGAACGGTCAGTTATGGCAACCGGGCCAGCGTATCCGTGTCCGAAGCGAGCCACATGGCATTGATGACATTTACTTCCTCATGGGAAGAGAGTTTTCAGGTGGACGGCCAGACAACACCATTACCACCCTGCGTCTCAAAGAGGATGGAATATGGATACCGGACGCTTATCCGAAAAAACGGAAATCACGTAAACGCCGCGCCAAGGTAAATAAAGAGCTGGAGATTATCGATGTGGAACAAAATTGATTCTCGTATTAACACGGCGTTAAACCGTATAAGACAGGCCTTCAGGGGCGTTTTAATAAGGGTTAACAGCGGCGGTGATATTCAGACCATTCAGGGTAAAGGTCTGGCTACGGAGTCCCTGCAGGATGTGGAGATGTTCCAGCAGTACGGTTTTACATCCAATCCGCCCAGGGGGACTAAAGCCATTATGCTCCCGCTTAACGGGCGCACCAGTCATAGCGTGGTGATTGCCACGGAACACGCTTCATACAGGTTAAAGAGCCTGAAAAGTGGTGAGCTTGCCATTTATTCGGATGAAGGAAGCAACATTATCCTGAAGCGCGGGAAAATTATTGAAGTGAACTGTGATGAATATATTGTTAATACTAAAAAACATACCGTGAATACCGAAGAGCATATTGTTAATACCAAAACTTATAAAACGACAGCCTCAGAGCGGGCAGATTTTGATACGCCATTGCTGAAAGGCAGTGATGAAGTTGCTGACGGTAAATCTACGCTGAACACCATGCGCGAGACTTATGACGGTCACGACCACAACCACGGCGGCGATGCAGGCACAACGCAGAAACCTAATCAGCCAATGTAATTTGTGGTAACGTAAGTTCACCTTCAAAAGCAATACCCACTGAACCCCTTCACCGATAATTTAAATTTCCATGCCGATAGTATTACGGCATGGAAATGTTGATTGATCCAACGACCGGCGATTATACCGGCGACAGCTCAGACTCTTTAGCGAATGCCGTCTACTTACGGCTGATGACGCCCCTTGGTTCATGGTGGGCTGATCCAACTCTGGGCTCTCTTTTACATACTCTTCGCCGCGAAAAGGATGTGTCCCGCGTTCAGAAACTCGCAGTGCAGTATTCGCAGCAGGCCCTGCAGCAGATTATTGATGACGGTCGCGCCCGGTCTATTTCCATTACTGCAGAGCACTGGCAAAAAGGCTGGATGCTGCTTCATATCATCGTCACGTCCGCGAGCGGAACGCCGCAGACCTGGAAATTTCCGGTTAAGGTCAGCTGATGCCATTCATTACCAAAAATGCCGCGCAAATTCGCACCGACATTCTGCGGGATATCAAAAATCTCCTGCAGTTGTCTGATGACAAGCTGGGGCCAGACAGCGACTGGTATGTCCGGGCGTCAAGTGTGGCCAGCGTTGCCGAGGGGCTTTATCAGCATCAGGGATGGATAGTCCGTCAGATTTTCCCCGATACGGCAGACGCTGAATTTCTCTATCTGCATGCCCGCTTACGTGGTTTAAGCAAAAAAGCGGCCAACAGCGCCTCCGGGCCCGCCACATTTACCGGCGAACCGGGCGCGGCAGTTGCTGCCGGTCTTGTGTTCAAACGCGACAGTGTTTCGTGGACAACAACCGAAGAAATTACTGTCGGGCCGGATGGAAAAGCATCCGTAAATGCCATGTCATCACTGTCAGGGACTGCGGGTAACACCACCTCCGTCACATCGGCCACACTGACCACAACACCTGACGGGTTTGACAGCACAGTGACAGTAGGTCTGATGACGGGCGGAACGGATGAGGAAACGGATGCAGAGCTGCTTGCCCGTCTGCTTGAAATCATTCGCCGACCTCCTGCAGGCGGCAATAAGTATGATTACAAACGCTGGGCGCTGGAGGTATCCGGCGTATCCGCCGCATATGTTTACCCTTTGCGGCGGGGGCTGGGTACCGTTGATGTTGTGATCACGTCGGCAGGTGGGCTGCCATCTCAGGATGTGATCGACAGGGTGCAGGCTCACATTGACGATGTCCGGCCTGTTACAGCAAAAAACACGCTGGTACTCATGCCTGTCATCCGTACATTTGACGTACTCGTGAAGGTATCACTGGAGGGCATCACCCTCGCAGCTGCCAAACAGGCTATCGCCGGAACGCTTGAGGACGATGACTCGCGCCGTGAGCCGGGAGTGGCTTTTATTCGCAGCCAGGCGGGTACATTGATTTCTCTCATTCCTGGTATTACCGACTATGACATCGTTACACCATCCGCAAATATTCAGCCTGTAATCGATGCCACGAAAGTCGAATGGCTTAGATTAGGAAACGTTGAGGTAGAGCTGCTATGAGCTACTTCACACTGTTAAATCGTCTGCTGCCACTCGTTTCGTACAGTCCGGGCCAGCCTCTGCTTGATGCATCATTGCGATCAGAAGCAGGCGTGTTTGACACTCTCGATACGTCTGCAGGACTTGTCGAAGGTGGCGTTACTCCATTTTATGCCCGCAGCCTTTTATCTGACTGGGAGCGCGTTCTTGACCTTACTCCTGCTGAAGGTGCCACATACCAGCAACGCCAGCAGCGTGTTCTGGCTAAACTGGCCGAGGTCGGCGGCCTCAGTATTCCGTACTTTACTCAGTTGGCCAGCAACCTTGGCTACATCATCACAATTGATGAACCGCAACCGTTCAGGGCGGGAGTTAACCGCGCCGGTGATCGCCTCTGGGTTGAAGACATTATCTGGGTCTGGCGCGTCAATATTCAGAACTCAGGAACGCAATCCTATCGCTTTCGCTCAGGCAGTTCTGCTGCAGGTGAGCGTCTGACTACCTTTGGTGATCCGGTTATTGAAGAAGTCTTCCGCGATCTCAAACCAGCTCATACATTTTGCTACTTCGCATATCAGGAGAATGAATAATGCGGCCCTTAATGCCACCGGTGCAGACGCCGGATAATCTTTTCCATGATGGTAATCCGCTCACGGGTGAGCTGGGAACCATAGTTGATGCTGAACATCTTAATAATGAACAAGCCGCTATCCGCGATACACAAAGTGAGCTGATTGCCATTCTAACAGCAGCGGCAATGGAACCAGAATCGACAGCAGGCCAGCTGTTAGCTGCGTTGAATAAACTTTATGCCCCACTTAACGATACTTTGGGAGCGCTTTCCAGTCTGGTCGGAGGGGCTAACAAACTCCCATATTTCACCGCCGCTAATGCTGCCGCTTTAACAGCATTATCCAGCATTGGTCGGGACATCATCGGTAAAGAAACGGTTGCTGACGTTCTCACATACCTTGGTTTAGAAAACGCGACAAAAGCCATCATTCATACGGGGAAAGTTATTGCGGATTTAAACGCCCCGCCGAAAAACAGCACGGGGTTCGCATATCAGGATGCGCAGAACTCGCCAGGGTTCAACGCTACTGTTTTAACGGTAGACAGTATTGAAGGCTCGTATGACATTCAGATAGCGATTGGCTACAACCCGCTTAAATTTGCGTTTCGAGCCTACAGTGGTGATGCAAAAGTATGGCTTAACTGGGTGGTATTGGGTAATGCTGCCGCAAAAAACACGGGTACGACTGCCGGTACGGTTGCTGCGGGAGATGATTCACGGATAACCGGGGCAATTCAGAGAACTGCGATGGTTGGCGCAGTATCCCAGACGGGGGGCGCTCCAACCGGTGCAATTATTGAGCGGGGTTCTAACTCAAATGGCGAATACACCAAATTTGCAGACGGAACATTAATCTGCTGGTTTACACGGTCTGCTGAATCCACAGCAAACAACTCCAGCGGCGGCACAACTAACCTTTATTTTTCCAGTGAAGTGGGGCTCACTTTTCCGGCAACCTTCGTAGGCACTACGCCCACAGTCACACCTTCCGCTTCGCTTTCTTCTGGGAGTACTTCTTCGTGGCCTTCCGTTCGCGGACGTTCACTAACAGGGACTTCACTGGCGCTGATTAGCAATGCGCAAAATGCAGCGGCATATCTTGGGTATACAGCTATAGGAAGGTGGTTCTGATGAAAGCAATCCTTACTCCCCAGCGCTCTGATAACGTTATGAACGTGTCGGCAAAGGGCGACGTATTAACGATTGAAGTTGATGGTGTTACTGATTCATTCGATTTCAGCACGCTGAAGGATGGCGATATCGCAGTCGATTTTGTTTCAGTGTTAAGCCCTAATCCTGTGCGAAAAGCCAGAAAGGAGTCTGGGGAAGTCATCGTGGGACTTATTGGCTTCTATGGTCCTGATGCTGAAGAGAGTGAAATGCTGACTCGCGAGGTAATATTAAATGGGTAGTTTCACGGTAATAACCGCAAAAGAGTCCGCTATCAGCGCGGCAGAGAATAAAAAACGTTTCCTGATTATTGAGGCCAGAGAATATATAGACAGTAAGCAGTGGATCGGGAAAGCTGCAATTGGTCGGCTGAAAGGTGATGAACTGGCACAGTACAATTTGTGGCTGGATTACCTGGAAGCGCTGGAAGCGGTAGACACCTCCATAGCACCAGATATTAACTGGCCTGCTCCCCCAGAAGTGTAGGCCATACGGGGTTTGCTGTATCACGCGCATCAGCAAGCCCCGTTTTTTCAAGACTGCATAGCGGCAATTTTGTCCTCATCTCCCTCTAAATGAACCTTTTTTATAACTTCTGATAATCAGACGATATTTCGCCGTTTCTCCTGTTTTCACAACAGGAGAAATCCCCATGATTTACGGCTATGCCCGCGTATCAACAAACCACCAGGACACCGAACTGCAACGCACCGCTCTAGAAGCAGCAGGATGCGATCAGATTTTTGAGGAACATGCCAGCGGACGGAAATCTAACCGACCAGTATTGAAAAAAATGATTGCCACCATGCAGGCTGGTGATGAACTGGTAGTCTGGAAACTTGACCGGATAGGGCGGAATGTGTTGCATGCCTTGTTGATGTTCCAGCAGTTACAGGAGAACGGCGTTAATTTCCGCAGCATTACTGACGGAGTTGATCTGAGAACAGCCAGCGGGCTCTACAATTTCCGCAATATTCTGTCAGCGGCACAGTATGAATCTGATTTGAATAGTGAACGAACTTTAGCTGGTCTGGCTATAGCGCGAGCCAGAGGTAGGATTGGTGGTCGCAGACCGAAATTTACCGACGAGCAATGGCAGCAGATGGAAGCACTCATAACTGCCGGACAATCTCGGCAGCATGTTGCACACATTTATAACATTGGAATATCAACCCTGTATAAACGATTCCCTGTGACCACAGTTTAAGTGACATGAGTTAGAGGCGATTTTATTTGCACTGTGCGTAATCGTGATTTTTTCGCCCTTACCGCAGTGCATAATTTTCTGCGTTTCGGTGCGAAAAATTTCGCCGCGCTACACCAACCCAACGCCGTGGTATATGAGCCTGACAGTAACGACAACAAAAGGAATCAGGATCGATAACATCATGCTCGCGCCGTATGAGCGGCGAGATGTCGTACTTTCTCAGGCTCCAGGCGTGGGGACAACGTTAAACTATGCGGTGATGAACGATTCAGGTAACTGGCGGACCTATACCGCAACAATTATGCATAATGAGATTTGA